CTGAAAATAATGAGGGGTTAAGAACGGATGCGCAAGCATTGAATATTCGCAGGTTATTTGAGGAGTATCAATGCGATTATCTCGTCCTTGACTGTAAAGGCTTAGGGTTAGGTGTTGCGGACGCTATCATGGCGGATATTTATGACGCTTCAACCGGAGAAACCTATGGAGCTTTATCTTGTTGTAACAATGAGGACATTGCAAAAAGGTGTGTTGTTAAAGATGCCCCTAAAAAGATTTGGGCTGTTCATGCGTCAGCCGAGTTTAATTCTAGGTGCGCTAGTGTTTTAAGAGAATCACTCAGGCAAGGTGCAGTTAGATTTTTGGTAAACGAGTACGATGGCGAAGAAGCTCTTATGCAGTTTGCGTGGTATAGAAATTTATCCCCAGCAGATAAAATTAATCTTCAGTTGCCGTATATAAACACGACGCTATTGGTTCAAGAGCTTGTGAATTTGGAGTGTGAAATAAAAAACAATGTCATAAAGGTCAAAGAGAAGGCGGGCGGTCGTAAAGACAGATATAGCAGTTTATCCTATAGCATTTTTGTTGCTAAGGAGTTGGAACGGGAATTAACTGCAAAGCAAAATATGCCGATGAAGGAGTTTGTATTAAAATTCACTCCGCCAAAAATACGGTCAAATATGCAATGAGGTTGGTTATCAAATTGATAACCAACCTCATGAAAACATTAGATTAGGTACCGTCACGCAGTATTTCAAGATATGCCTCGTAAGAAAACACACGGTTACGGCGATTACCGGCTGATTGAGTTAGAATACCTATATCGCATAGTTTTCCGATAGCCGCTGCAATAGAGTTATAACTTGAAGAAAGTGCGGCTGCGGTTTTGGATATTTCAATGATAGGATTTTCTTCTAAATAAGTAAAAAGGCGTAATAGATTAGCAGAGACTTTACCGGAACCTTTGATAAGTCTTGTGTTTTTTTCACGCAAAGCAGATAGTTTGTCAATAGCCATAAGGGCATCCTCACTCGATTCATATACAGCCGAAAGATAAAACTTGATCCATTGTTCGTAATTCCCTGTACGCCTAACCTCGGTTAAGCGGTCATAATATTCGATGCGGTTTTTTTTGAGAAAGTAGGAGATATAAAGAGCGGGGCTTCTTAAAATTCCTTTTTGCATTAAAAAGAGAGTAATCAGCAATCTTCCGATACGACCGTTACCGTCAAGGAATGGGTGAATGGTTTCAAATTGATAATGAATAAGTCCTGCTCGGATAAGCGTATCAATGGAATCATCAGAATTCATATATTTCTCAAGGTCACTTATAGCATCACTCATATCGGCAGGCTCCGGCGGAATAAAGCGGGCGTTTTTAAGAGAACTTCCCGCACCGCCTATCCAGTTTTGCGAATAGCGAAACTCTCCGGGGTTTTTCTCTTGTCCTCGCATATCCGCCATAAGAATAGCGTGCGCTTCGCGGATAAGACGATTACAAAGAGGAAGTTCGCCTAATCGGTTGATTGAAAATTCAATAGCCTTAATGTAATTGATAACCTCTGCTACATTGCGATTAGCATTTTCATCCACTAAAGGGTCAAGAATGTCATCTAAAGTTGCTTGCGTTCCTTCAATTTGGGAAGACATAAGAGCTTCTTTTCTGACATACATCGAAATAAAAAGATTGATGTTAGGAATTAAATCCGTCATCTTGTTCAGTACGGCAAGCTGGCTGTTGGCTTTAATGGCCAAATCAACCGTTTCATTGTCTAGTAAGAGCGGCGGAATGGGCGGGAGCGGCGTAGGTACAAAAGATTTGTATTCTGCCTCGCCTGAAAGATTTGTTTTATAAGTTCCTGACCTATTTAGCATAAGTTTTGACCTCCAAATGAAATAACAATCTCAATTATACACTCTTTATTTCAGTTTTGCAAGTAAAAATGAAATAACAAACAGAAAAAGATAGCCTTTATTTCAAAAAAACTGCGAAATTTAGCTAAAACAGCAAAATATTTATAAGGAGGACGCCAATTGGCTACAAAAAAAGAGCTAGCGGCAGTGGAGAAGTTAGATAGGATTTATAACGAGTCGCTCAAAGATGAAAGTATCCGTATTGCATTTGCAAAAGAATTAGCGCGGCAGATGCTATTTAATCCAAATCAGCCCACAAGTTCCAATAATGCATCATTTACAAAGTATAGTAGAGAGCAAATTATGAATTGGTTGCAAAATCCTGCGGCTAACGAGAAAAATTTGCGTAATGCCAGTGTATTCATGTATTTGGCATCAAGTCATTACCAAAGATTACTGCAATACTTTTCAGGGCTCTTGATGTGGCGGTATGTTATTTCTCCTGTTAAGTTTGGCGGTGCTGAGGAGGATAAAGACAAAGAGTCTTTTAAGCGTAATTATTATAAGGCTTGTAACATGCTTGAGGTTATGAATGTCCACGACATGATGCGCATGGCTATGTTGGCTGCATTAAGAGAGGGGGTGTTTTATGGGGTGCGTTGGTTTGATAAAGACTCGTCATTCGTGCAAAAAATAAACCCCGATATTTGCAAGATTACTTATATACAAGACGGTGTATTTTTGTACACGGTGGATATGAGTAAAATCAAAGAGGAGGAGCTATATAAATACCCGCCTGTGTTTGCAGATATGCTTAGAGCCTCGCAAGCGCAAGGAGCGTCTAGTTGGCAGGAAGTGCCGCCGGATATTTCAATTTGCCTTAAGGCGGACAGCAGTATTGTGCATTACTCTATACCGCCTTTTGCAAGCGTTATGCCAAAGCTGTATAAAATTGCAGATGCGGAAGGGCGAAGCGATGTTGCAGATGACCAAGAGAATTACAAAATGATTGCGGGTAAAATTCCTACAGACGCAGAGGGCAATCCTAAAATGCAGTTTACCGATGCCGAACAATACTACCGTATGATGGCGGCAAATGTCGGAAGCGGCGTTGGCTTAGCAATAACGCCGTTTGATTTAGAAGCCTTTTCTTTTGATAAATCCGGCACGGCAAATCAGATGGATAAAATCTCGCAGACGGTCGCTAACTTTTGGCAGTCGGCAGGAACTTCAGCTCTGCTACACGGCGTAGCTAATAATACGGCAGGCGTGACTAAGCTTGCTATAAAAAACGATGAGAGCTATGTGTTTGGCATAATGCTTCAAGCAGAGCGGCTTATCAACCGCATCTTAAAAACTGAGCTTAGCGGTAAGCACAAATTCAAAATATCGTTTTTGCCAATAACTATCTTCAACATAGATGAATGGACTAAGCTGTACAAAGAAGCGGCTAGCTTTGGGATTGGCAAATCGTATTACATGGCGGCAATCGGTGTGCCGCAGTATGATATTGCAGGTCTAAATCATATTGAAAATGCGGTACTTAATTTAGCCGAGAGTCTAGTGCCGCTTAAAAACTCTTATAACACAGGCGGCGATAGCGGCGAGGCAGGTAGACCTCTTACGGCGGAAGACGACTTAGGCGATGCGGGTGAGGCTACCAGAGCTAACGACACAAATTCAAATAGGTAAGGAGGAGACCTAAAATAAAATGTTCATAAAAATAATAGATGAGAAAACTGCGCTTGAATTAGAGGGGCGCGGTTTTGCTTTTACAAAAGAGACGATAGGAAAGAATGCAACTCTGTATGCGTTTGAAAAATCGCCGGAGCTGGATGCAGAGCTTGCAAAAAACTATAGTGCGATTGGTACTATTGAGGAAGATACTCTACGGTTTGGAGGGTGCCTATGTCAAAAAGTTTAGCAATCAACTTTACTGCAAAGATAAAACCTATAAGACCCATCAATGAAGAGTTTACGCTTTGTAAGTGCTATATATTAGCACTAGGTAAAAACCGCAACAAAACTATCATTGACGAGGCGGCTGTAGAGGAGGCTTTGTCTTCGCTCTATAACATTCCCGTTGTAGGTCATGTGTTTGTTGACGGCGAGGGTAATAAGCGATTGGGCGGGCACGATATGAAGCTCGAAAAAGATGAGGACGGCAAGTATAAGTTTCAAGTCTTGACGGTCCCGTATGGCACGGTGCCTGAAGATAATGAGATTGGCTATGAAGAAGTGGTTGAGCCAAACGGCGAAACAAAAACATATCTAACCGCCAATATTATTCTGTGGACCAGTCGCTATCCAGAACTAAAAGAGACAGTCTACAGCGAAGATGTTTGGTTTGGTCAGAGCATGGAAATTAAGGCGAAAGAAATTGCAAGGGGTAAAACGGCAGAGGACAAAAATTTTGTTCATGTAACCAAATTTACCTTTTCCGGATTGTGTCTTTTGGGTAAATCCGATGATGCAAATTTTCACTATGAACCTTGTTTTCCGGAAGCCAAAGTTGAGCCTGTAGAGTTCGAGTTAGATAAAGAATTTACGCTTATCTTTGAAGAAATGAAAGCAGAGTTAGCGTTATGTTTTAGCAAAAAAACAAGTAAGGAGGAAGACGGCTTGAAACCTAAAATTATCAATGAGGCAAACGCTGACGGTGCTGGTGAAATACAAAACACCACGCAAAACGCCGTAAAACACACCGTAACGCCTCAAAGCACTTCAGCGTTATTGTCTTATGCCGCAACTTATGCGGTAAGGCGCGAGGCTATAGGTAATGCTCTGTGTAGCTTTAATGTGTCCAACGATGCGGTGTGTGTGCAATACTACCTAGCGGATTTTGACGATAAATTCGTCTATGCAGAGCGGTATGTCGCCACAGTAGGCGGCGGTCAGGGCAAGTTTTCTAAGGGCAGAATGACCTATGAAGTGTGTGCTGATGAAACGGTGATTGTGCAAGAAAACTCATTCCAAACAATGCTGGTTAAGTGGTTGACGATGGACGAAAGTGCCTCGCTCGATAGGCAAAGAGATGAGCTGGCGACATTGTCGGCATATAAAGCCAGCCAAGAAACTGAGGCAAAAGAGCGCAAGATTGCGGCGGTTGCAGATACATTTAGCGACCTGGCAGAAGATGATGCGTTTATAGAACTAAAGCAAAAAAACATAAACTTTTCTGCTGAAGAGTTTGATGCGGAGAAGTTCGAGACTGAATGCTTTGCCATTAGGGGCAAAAAAGCGGCGCCAAGAAGTCCGCTTAAAATTCCTGTCGGCAATGATTCAAAAACCAAAAATTCAAAATATGGTGGGTTCTTTGATACCTACCTAAACAAAGAGGAGAGTAAATAAAAATGCTAAATAATTTAGAAAACAGATTAGCAAGACATGGAGTGTTTCGCTCCGATAACATGATGGGAACTACTGTTGGCACTCACTTAGTTGCGCTAAGACACAACGCGGATATTGATAACGGTCATATCCTAGCCATCGGCGATTTAGAAGAGTATAGCCGCGAGGTGCGGATTGCTTCCATTCCCGGTGCGAATACTCCTATAGGACAACTTGCCATTTGCGGCAGTGAGGAAATTATCAAAGATGTGGAAACGCATGATATTTTCGAATTTTATAATAAGGCGGGCACACTTATCCGTGGCTACAGATTTTCGCAGCACGATATATTCAGTGTCACGAAAAACTGCTTAGTCAATGACGGTGTAGGTGCCGTGGTTGGGCAGTTTGCAACAATCGCTAATGGTACAAGAATGCTGCTATCCGCAACCGAGACCGGCACTGTTATAGGCAGAGTCATTGCAGTAGAACTAGAAAGTAACGGCGAGGAGTTCGTCGTAATCCAAGTGAGGTAAAGGAGAATTATGGATAAAAAAGAATTTTTGAAGGTGGCGGTTGATGCCATTAGAGGTAAAGTAGAGGGGTATTCATCCGACCAAGCTAACGAAGCACTCCGCTCGGCACTCTTAGAGATGAACGGCGGCAGCAATAAAATTAATATCAAAACATTTTATCGCGGGCACGCACTATTTGATTTGGTGCAAGAGTTGATACCGGTGATGATTGAGGTCGGATTGCGTGAAGACAATCCGCTTTTTAATTTGATAGATTATCGTAATATTGCACTTGGCGATGTTAACGAGTTTATCGTTGAGGGTGTAAATGAGCTCGTGGTATCTAATGTTGCTAAAGGCATCCAAGGGGTACGCCGTCAAAGATTGATGGGCAGAGAGGCTGTTAGGATTGAGACGGAGCTTAGAATCGTCAAAGTCTTTGATGGGCTTAATCGTCTGCTTGCGGGCAGAATTGTTTTTTCGGATTTGGTGGACGCGGTTTCAAAGTCGTACAACAAACAAATCTTAGAAGACGGTTATGCAGCGATTCAATCTATCGGTGCATCTACGCCTGGTATGAATGCTAACTTTGTTAGGTTTGGCTCTTTTGATGAGACGGAGTTTATCCGCCTAATTGATAGGGTAGAGGCGATTACAGGTAAGAGCGCTACGATTATAGGAACCCGTGCGGCGCTTAGAAGATTAGACATTGACCCCGCCGTTATGAGTGAGCGGGCAAAAAGTGATCTTCATGCTGCTGGCTTCGTTGGTATGTATAACGGTTCGCCTTGTATGCGCTTGCGTCAATCTGTTAGAAAAGATGGCACATTTATCTTAGACGATTCTAGGCTGTGGGTCTTGGCGTCTGATGATAAGCCCATCAAGTTTGTCAACGAGGGTGAGGGTCTGCTTATAGACCATGCCGCTACTACTAACGCAGATTTGTCGCAAGAGTATGTCTATGCTCAAGCCTATGGTTTGGGTGTAATTTGTGCAGCTCCGATGGGGCTATATAATATCGCTTAAGAGGCGAGAAGGAGAATTATAAGTTATGGCAAATACAAAAACAACTATAAAGCCGGCGGCCAAACCTACGGTCAAAAAAGAAACTGCTGCTGTGAGCGATGAGGCGAAGGAAAAACTATCCGAACTTATTGCTACAGACGCCAAGCCCGCAAAACTCAATTTAGAGGATACGACGCAAGGCATCAAGATTTCTGATGATACGCTTGTGGATGTAAAATCTAATTGCTTTGGTGAATTGCTCTATAAGGGCAAAGACGGTAGCACATCGTGGAGCAAGTGCGGGGAAATGCAATCGCTTACGATGCGGGAGCTTAGAGAAATGAAATCTACTGCACCTAAATTTTTTGAGTCACAGTGGATTGTTATCATGGGTGTAAGTACGGACAGCAGTAGCAAGGCTAAGCCTGCGGATATCTACAAGAGTTTAGGCATAACCAAGTGGTACAAAAATCTGGTGGAGCCTAGCTCTTTTCAGGATATCTGTTCTTGGGATGAGGCTATCATTGCAACCCGCATTAAGCTGATGAGCACGGGTGCAAAGGAAAATCTTATTATAGCACTGGGTGCATACATCTCCAGCGGCGTACTCGATAGCCGCAAAAAGATTAAGGCGTTTGAGGATGCTTTAGGAGTAAGTCTAACCGAATAAGGAGAAAAGCAGAATGGGAACACCTTTTGAAGATATTTATAAGCGGGCAGCTTTCAAGTTTTCGGATTTTAATTTTTTGGATTTTGAGGTCGAATTAAAAGTAGAGATTATGCACCAGCACTTGATGTCAGCTATAGTAGATTTTTCAAGGGCGTCCGCCATTCCGCTAACCTACGCAATTATTGAAGAGGAGGAACCGGATGACGCTGACTCCGAAAGGGGCGGGCGGCGGCGCAGACGAAGGGATGGCGATGATGACGCTGAAAAAGAGGTGCCGGAAGATAAAATCAAGCAGTATGCCTTTAACTACGATTTAGGCTTTGAAGAACAAGAGATCTTGGCTTTAGGCCTAGTTTTTCATTGGTTGTCAGGCAAGGTTCTAAATTCGGAACTACTCCGCAATGTTATGCACAACAAGGACTATAAAAGCTATTCGCCCGCAAATCTCTTAAAGGAAATGCAGAATTTGCGGACTAATATAAAAGCTGAGTTTACGGGGCGTATAAATACTTATACATTCCGCAATTCTAATCTTGCAACTATGCGGACATTTAGGGGGTAGCTTATGGATATTTGGGAAATGCAAAGACGCTTACTTGGCGGTAGCATTCGGGGTAAGCAAAATAACGCTAAGCGGTTTGCGATTAATAGTCTTACGGCGATAGAGCGTAATTCTGCGGCGTATCAGGCGGACGCAATGCGTAATGGAGAGCCTCAGCCTATGCTTATAGTTCGTATGAAACCAACGGAGTGCAAGATTACACTTTTTCAAGATATGCAATTATTCGTCGGAGATTATGTAGATTGCTTTGACGACCGCTGGTTAGTGACAGAAGTCTTTACTGATGAAAACACTAACCGTTTTGCGTTAGGCTTATTGTGTAATCACTTGTTTAGGTTTCAAAATGCCATGACGGAGATTATAGAGCGTTGGGGCGTTGTGCTGGATAGTAATTATCTAAATCAAACAGATAATCGGTTGCCGTTAGAGACGGGCTGGTATCAAGCATTTTTGCCGCTAGATGACAAAACCAAAAGAATTTTCATAGATAAGCGGTTTGCATTAGGCAAAGCGTTTAATAAGCGAGGGGAGCAAATATTATCCGTAATGAAAGTTGTTTGGCTAGATAGCACTACTGCAAATTTGTCCGAGGGTGATAGCTTGCTCAAACTACGGTTAGAAATAGGCGTATTTAATCCTCAGACGGACAATGTAGATGAGATGGTTTGTGATTATATCACTTCACCACCGGACACTAACGATAACGGCAGCGATGGCGAAACCACACCTACGGCACAGCAAAAATTATCATGGAGGTCGCAAATTAAATGACTTATACTGATGAGCTTGTAGAGTATCCGTTAAAGGCACTGCTTAAAATTGCAGA